TATTAACAACTTAAAAACCAAATCAAAATATGAAGACTCTAGAACAACTTAAAGCAGAGCTTGAAACTGTTAGACAACAAGCATGGGAAATAGAAAAACAAATTAGAAATACAAGTGATGGGTTTAAATATCTAACACAAACTTGTGTCTATGGTTCTGTTACTTGGCAATCCCATAACAATGCATTTTGTGCTAATGAAGAAGTTAGTCATTATTATGGTGATAATGGAATAGTATACTTATATACTAATAATCCTGACCATGGTATAGAAAACTATTCAGGTGACACTACGATAATGTCTGAAGAAGATATGTTAAACATGTCTAAGGAAAATATATCTATGTCAAGAGCAATCTGCAATTGGATAACAAAATCCTACTAAAAAGGTCAGCTGGTGCTGTGATAACTGTGAGGCACCATTTCAACTAATTGATTATTAACAACTTAAATACCAACTCAAATGACCAAGCAAGAAGCATTAGACAAAACAGTTACTAGATTTACAAACCTATTAGATGGTAAGGTGCTATCCAACGCAGCAGTTAGAACTATTATTAACTACTACGAAGATCTACAAAAGGATAACACACCCAAGGTATCTAGTATAAGTAACATAGAAAAGAAATTCCAAGAAGCAGAGATTGCTTCTAATCAAGAAGACCTGGAAGATGAGATGGGATATAATGACCATCCACTCCCTCAAGATACATGGGACGGCGGCTTTGTCCAAGAACCATAACAATAAACAAGGATTACGCACAGCAAACCAATACAATTTAAATGTAAACTGTAAAAATGTAATCTGTAATCGGTGTAAAGAATACTTCAGCACAAAAAATTAAAACTACAAAACAAAAACCCGGGAAAGTTTTTGCTCCTAAGTAATTAGGTGGGATTTTAATTTAGTATTCTGTTATGCACCACAATCCTGCCTCTTGAAAGGGGGCAGGAACTTTCCCTTAAACAAATAATTAAAATCCAAAAACTTAACAACATGAACAATCTTATCAACGCAACAAGACAATACAACACAACGACTAACAACGGTGCAATCACACACTCTACAAGTCTAAACTATTGTTTAGATATGTTCTTCTTGGCAGGTGCTAGTAGGAATCTATCTCAAGATCAGATAGTTAGGATCTTTGAGAGAGCTTATGCACAAGACAAGAATCTTGCTTACAAGATATTGTTTTGGTCAAGAGACTGCAGAGGTGGTGCCGGTGAAAAGAGATTCTTTCAGATTGTAATGAAGCATGTTGCTAAAACATATGCTGAAGATTATGATCAGATAGCCATACACACTCCAGAGTATGGGTATTGGAAAGATATCTTCCAGGTAGAGAAACCAAATAAGAATAATCTTAATTGGTTGATGTATCAATTGGAAGAATCACCCAATAAGAATCTGTTAGCCAAGTGGTTTCCACGCAAAGGTCCATGGTTCAGTGCCATGCACAAGTATCTAAAGCTGACTCCTAAAGAGTTCAGAAAGAAACTTGTGGCTATGACCAAGGTGGTGGAAACTCAAATGTGTGCAAGACAATGGGACTCAATCAATTATGAGCAGATCCCATCCACAGCTATGAATCTTTATAGAAAAACATTCTTTAAGCACGATGCTGAAAGATATGCTGAGTATATACAGAGTGTTCACAGCGGTGAAGCTAAGATTAATGCCTCTACATTGTTTCCTCATCAGCTCTTACAAGGGTTGATGCAAGGTCATGATGTGAGCTCGGTTGAAGCCCAATGGAATAACCTTCCTGATTACATGGCTGATAGCACAGAGAGTATTCTCCCTGTGTGTGATGTCAGTGGTAGCATGTCAGGTCTTCCAATGGATGTATCTATCTCTCTAGGATTGTATATCTCGGAGAGAAACAAAGGTATATTCAAGGATGCTTTCTTAACTTTCTCGGAGACACCTACGATGCAGTACCTAAAAGGTACTCTTAATCAAAGGAGAATCCAGTTAAGCCAAGCAGAGTGGGGGTATTCAACTAATCTTAAGGCCACATTTGACCTTATCCTAGACAGTGCAGTTAGACACAATCTACCAGAGTCTGAGATGCCAACTAAACTTCTTATCATATCTGATATGGAGTTTGATGAGGCAGACAGCAACAGAACAAACCTAGATGTGATAAGAGACAAGTATTCTAAAGCAGGATACAACATGCCTCAGATCATATTTTGGAATGTTAATGGTAGACCAGGTAATGTTCCTGCTAACAACACTGATAAAGGTGTAGGTATGGTGTCAGGGTTTAGTCCTTCTGTACTGAAGTCCATATTAAAAGGACAGGTGTATACACCTGAACAATTAATGTTGGATACAGTTGATATTGCGCGGTATGCTCGTATTAAAGTTGACTAGTAGTCAACACTAGAACTCTCTTCGGAGAGTTCTTTTTAACCTCATAGAGAAAACCGGTGATATAATGTCGCCGGCTCTTCCAAGGGCAACGGCGCCTTGATTGGTGCCGACCCTTTTACAATCCTAAAACAAATAACATGAATCAAATAAGAAACAAAATCAAAAATCTATTCAAAAGAAAACCAAAGAAAAAAGTTTTGAATAACAAAATCAATTGTCAAGTAGTTGAGATTAATGAAGAGGCAGACTGCTTAGCTGATGCACTTGGTATATCTGATGAAAGAAATGTTTACCTAATAAAATTTGTATTAGACGAATTCTCTAAGCATACTGATATGGGCAAACTTCTAGTAAAGTGTAGCCAAGAATGTGTACATCCTAATGAGCTGGCTCTTGTATCCTACTTGGCAGCGATAAGACAAATAGAATCTACTAATCCATTTTTAAGAATACAATTTCTAAAACCAGAACTATGAAGAAAATAATATTAATAGTATCAATCCTCGGAACAATCACAAGTTGCAATTTAAAAAAATTAACCTCAATCTACCATGTAGATAGTTGCCCAGACTGGACAAATTGTATTGTCAATCCAGCCAACAAAGAATACGTAGAAGAAGTAGCTTTCAACTTAAACATTAGACCTGAACAAGTTACTCAAGAACAATTCAACTCTAGATATTTAAACTAGTGGGTGAAAAACCTGGTAGGATTTTCACGATTCATGTTTTCCTACCAGGACACCTATTCAAAAAATTAAAACAATGAATAATAAAAGTGTGACTGTAAGCTTAAAGGCAAGTGATATTAAACAACTGATAATCAAATCATTAAACACTAGTAACAAAGACATGTTATTGGATACAATCATTGATTATCTATCTGATACAGAGAAAGGTCTCGAAGCTATTTATAAAGTATCACTAGGTATTACAGATGTATTTGCTTATAAGATTTTAGACAAGGTTTGGGTGCACAAGTATACTTTATCTACCTACATGGTTAATGAAGCCATTATGAAAGAGAAAGGTTTATGGAAAGATGATTATATCCTATGTGAGATAACAGATATAAACCCTAAGAAAACAGAACCTTATCAGTTAAAGTTTACATACTACGACAAACCAGATTCAGAACCAAAGATCTATGAACATAATAGAACAGGTGAAGATAGAATACTAGAAAAGTATGAGGATGATATCCCATTCTAGATATTAGATTACCAATCCCGCAGGTAATTTGATTCTTCTATGCTATAATAAACTAGTAGCAATAGATTGTATCTCAATTAGTTTAACAACAATCAATTTAAAAATCAAAAATTATGAACTCAAAAGTAAAAGTAACTGCAGATGCAGCCGGCAATGTAATTGTAACTTCAAAGAACAACCCAGAATTTGGATATATCCGTGTAGAACAGGATAGAATGGTAATAGATGAGAGAGGATTCGCAAGACGCAAAACAGTTAGCGCCTTGATCCCAGGCACAGTAAGTGATTTAAAATCTTTTGGTTGGACCAAAGGTGCCGAGGTTAGTGGTAAGATAGTTATTAAGGAGCAAACAACTCCATTTAATAGCAAAGATCCAGAACGCGATTATAAAATTGCAGGTAAAACAGGTATAGTTTGTTGCCTATATGGTGAACCAATCTATCGCAAATTGTTTTATAGTTTAGATGCTAATGCTTCTGATGTAGTAATCGCTCATGATAATGGCGAAGCTATCAAAGCTGCTTATGCAGAGCTATCCGAACAGGAAGCTAAGCAAGAAGAGTCTAATCTTACTCTGTAAAATAGATATGAAAGATAAGTGTGGGGGTTAAAATCCTCACACTTATTTTTTTTGTAAGCCGTTACAGCGATGATCCAATGAATAAGTTAAATTCTAAACAACAACAGTAATGAATAATCAAACAACAAACAAAGTAGAAACATTAAAACAAAGTGTACTAGAGTATCAGGTAAATCCGCCGGGCTACAAAGGAGTAAGATATCAAATCAAAGAGAACGACTTTCTCAATAGTCATCAGAACTTTTTATTTCACAGAGCTATGTACGGGTTGAGCATCTATACCCAAGAAGAAATAAATAGTATGAATTGGGAGAAGAGAAAGAGAATCATCAAGGTTCACAAGAGAACACAAGCAGTATTAAATCAATGGAAACAAGAGATACTTATTAACATGAGCAACGCATTGTTTAGTAAGTATTTTGGTAGGTCCCCTTTCACACAAACATTATTATCCTTGTATAGTAATACTGAAAAAGATTTTAAGTGCACACTAGATTTTAAATCTTTCAAAATAACTAAGAGTATGATTGTGAAAAAGTTATTTGAAAAAGGCATCTTTCCTACAAATTTTTATCAACTTAACCAAGAAGTAACATGCAAGTAGAATTTATTTTAAATGGAGGTGTATCATGTATACTATGTCCAGAATCAGAAGCTGAAGAGGCTTTGTTAAAACAATTAATGAAACAAGAGAATGATCTTATTGAGGCAAGATCTAGCATAATGATTATGAACAAAACATTTAGGAATGCTTTGGTCATAACCAGAAAGGGCCATGCTAAATCAGCATTAGATAATAATGATCAAGCTCAAGAAGAAACTGTGTGATGGGTGTAGGTTAGAGAAACCTATATGGAAGAATGATGGGGGAAAAAGATTTTGCAAGCAGTGCTGGAGTGCTCATTCAGCTACTACTAGAACCAAACCAACGGCTCAGCAAAAAAAGATTCCCCCTAAATCTTCCAAGAGAATAACACAAGATAATTTATACGGAAAAAAGAGAAAACTTTTTTTGACCGCCCACTCTATTTGTAAGGCCTCAATACGCGGAGTGTGTAACGGTGCAGCCTGTGATATCCACCACATGAAAGGTAGAATAGGAGATCTATTTCTAGATGAGACCTATTGGCTGCCGGTGTGCAGGGCTTGTCACTATTGGATAGAGATGAGACCTGAAGCAGCAAAAGAATTAGGATTTAGTATTAACAGATTAACAAAATAATTATGGGATACATAACAATAACAACAGATGTAAATGTATAAAAAATTTGGACAACATAGATAAAATAATAAGGCAAATAAAAAAAGATAGAGGTATGGGTCAATATTATAAAGCAGTAAACTTAGACAATATGGAGCATGTGTCTTCATATGATTATGAAAATGGTGCTAAATTAATGGAGCACAGTTACATAGGTAACAACTTTGTAGAAGCTGTAGAGTTTCTACTAATAGATGATGGTGTAAACAAAGCTAGATGGGCTGACTCTAAAATAGTATGGGCAGGTGACTATGCTGACCCAGAAGAAGATGGAGAAAATATTTATAGTAAAGCAGAAGGCAATGGTCTCAAGTTCTTGATAGAGGGTGTACCGGAGACTTATCCCTACCTGGTTAACTATGACAAGAAAGAGTATGTAGATAAAAGAAAATGCCCACAAGATAAAGATGGCTGGACAATACACCCACTCCCATTACTAACCTGTGAGGGTAACGGTAGAGGTGGTGGAGATTACCGTGATGATAATGATTATGTAGGAACATGGTCAAGATGTGTAGTCAATCTAATGAAAGAGTTACCCGAGGGATTTACAGAAATAACTCCTAACTTTGTATGATAATCGGAGCTAGTGAGCTAGGTTGGTGTTTTTACTATCATCTCCATGCTCCACAACACTTTATGCAATGACAACAATACACGAGCTACAGCAAATACTATGGGTTACAACTCCTCACGGTGACGGCATAGTGCTATTTATAATGGACTATGGTATGCAAAACAACACAGTATGGGTTGTGGCTCTTGAAAAAGACGGTGCTATCAAGCACTATGACAGCAATCAAATAAAACTTTGTTATAACAACACAATTAATATTAATACCAATGGGTAGAATGAAAGATTTATCTCTAAAATTTATTGGATATGAAGTGACGGG